GCAGGACGCAGAAGCACTCAAGCAGAAGTATCTGGAAAATACCTATGGTGTTACGGGAGAACTCCCAGAAGGTGCAGAAAGCCCTTTACAGCTTCCAGAAAGCACAGAAGGGACTTCTGTAGAAATCACAGAAAGCCCCAGAAGGGCGCAGAAAGCAAGTTCCCGCAAATAATCAACCAACCCCGGCGCGGTTCATCTCTGGACTGTGCCGGGGCTTTTCATGTCTGCGGGGCTGTCCCGCTCCTGCTGCCTGTGACCGTGTAGCCCTGTAGGACGCGCTGCGGCTGTCCTGGGCTGTCTGAGCGCGTCAGGGCATAATAAAACCCCGGCAGGCTGTGAACCTGTCCGGGGCTGTCTGGGTTTAAAATAGGCGTATGCGGGGACGTTGACGCGTCCAGCATTTAACCATGCTACGCAGGCTGTCCGCGTCCTGCATGGGGATATTGTAAAGGCGTAACCCGTCAGGGGTCATATAATAGCCCTGTCCGTACCGGGGTAGCAGTTCGCAACCCTTTACGCCTAATATATTGCGGCTGTCCTGTGCGGAGCGGGTGCGGAGTGCTACACGCGCGTCAAAGTTTACTTTTATAGGGGTTGGTATTACTGTAGCAAGTGGGCATTGCGTGGCGGCTATGACGTGGACATTTGCGGCGCGTCCTATCTGACATAACCGTTGTATGAGCGGCTGAACCTGTCTTTTATTCGTAGTCATCAAGTCCGCTAATTCATCTATAACCACGTAGACCGCGGCGCCGCTGTATTTCTTTACCCTGTCCCGCTGCATTGCGTGGTATCGGCTTTCTGTTATCTCCATAGCCTTTTCAAGGGCTTTCACCATGTCCCCCGGTTCACTGGCATATATGAGCGTATGCGGCAGGGGCTTATAATCCACCAATTCAACCCGTTTCGGGTCAATCAAGATAAATTCCACGGCTGCGGGGCTGTCATGTAGGGCGGTGTATATCAGCCCGTTAATAACTACGCTTTTACCGCTGCCCGTTGCGCCTGCTATGAGTAAATGCGGCTGTTTCAACATGTCCTTGTAAAGGGTGTAATATTCGCCCTGCGGCGTTGTCCATACTCTTTTCATTCTGGCGTATCCTCCTATAAACAAGGAAAGCCCCAGGCTTAAAAGCCGGGGACTTTCTCAACCTCTGCGGGTTTGTTGAAGTTGTAAAAATCTTCTTCATAGTCCCAGCAGTTAAAATCTATTTCTGCCTTGATGCGTCTAAGGTCTGTAGCTGATACTTTGATGTACTCTTTGAACCCACCCAGGTAAAAATAGTTGGTGTTATAGGTTCGCTTTTCGGTGTTGATTGCAAGGCGTTGTTTGCCTGCCTGGAAGTATAAAATCATGCTTCTACCACCTTTCTATAAATGCGGCTTACGCGGTTGGAAGCCTGATACAGGGCGCGAGCTTGAGTATCTAACCATTCTTCCCGGCTGTTGGGTCTGCGCTCACCGTGGCGGGTTTTCTTGAGTTCGGACGGGGTGCAGAGTCTTTCTGCAATGTCACCGTCATAAATCAGGGATGAACCACCCCAGCTATATTGACTCCAATCTGCTGCACCGTTTAACATCCATTCCCGGCACTCTTTACCGGGCTGCGGGTCGCGTCCTTCATACTGGGCGCGTTCTTCCAGTTCTTCCACCAGTTCCAGAGCGTAGGCATTAACGCCACGTCCCCACGCGCTGCGGTCTTTCTGGGCTTCAAGTTCTGCGGTCATCTTTTCGTAAATACTCATAATATGCAACCTCCTTGCATGTTCTTTCATTCTTGATTGGTGCAGGTTCACGCGCCTACAATTTCCGGGGCTGCGTTCCTGTCCTCTGTTTACGTTATCATTATATCATGCTTGCATGATAATGTCAAGCATGAAATCATGTAAACATGATATTTTTATGAGGACGGGAGCGCGTCAACCTGGGCGCGGCTGCGGCTGGCTGTCCCCGTTCCCGGCTGGGCGCGTCCCTGGGGCGGTGGGGGATTTGGGGCGGGGTCAGCCGGGGCGGGTGAGTGTCGAAAATTCCGCAAAAATAAAAAAAGTTTGGTGAAACCAAAGGCTGGTAGAGTAAATCTTCATTTTTCCATAAGTTCTTCTTAGTAGGGCTTCTTCTAAGAGAAGTTATAGCAAAATTCAAAAAATACTCTACTGACCTCTGAAAAATCCGCAAAATCTAAAAAGACCCTCTTGACAATAGCATGAAATCATTATATAATGCTTACATGAAACCAATATAGGAGGTTTACATCATGCAAGCTAATGAAGTCATCAAGACTCTTATGAGCAATAAGAAAATTACCCAGGGTGAAATCACTCAGCGTTTGGGAATGAAAAGTCAGTCTGGCGTATCCCAGGCTTTATCCCGCGATATGAAAACATCCATGCTTCTCCGTTTTCTGGAAAGCATGGACTGTGAGTTGGTTGTAAAGGACAAAACCACGGGAGAGGAATACGCCATTACCGATTAAGGAGGGCGTACATGATATATGTAATAATCGTATCCTGCATGTTTGTGTGGGAACTGATGAAGTGTATATGGGGAATTTGCCGGGATGTAGGCTGGTGGTTAATCAAGTGCGTTCTCTGGATTTACACCGTACCATTGTGGGATGCAATGATGCTCCTAACTCTTGTAGTTCTATGGTTAGGCTGTAAGATATTCCGCAAACGAACACCCAAACTGAAAAAGGGTAAGTACCTGCTGGTCTACCCTACATGGAAATACTAAGCCGTGATGGAGTTCGCGGTTTGTCCAATGGGACTGTCTTTCGGGGCAGTCCCTTTTCTTTTAGGAGGTAACTATGGATTATATTAAACTCAAGGGAAGGATTGACAAGGCTATCCGTTCCCGTCCCTTTGATTACGAACCTCTCAATGACCTGCTGGACTTATGTAGGGAGTATGAGAAGGTAGATTTTGCTGTAGCCCATGAGTGGAACCACGGGATGCGTCCCGCTATTGCGTATGCCCTGAAAGCAGCAGTGGAGCGCAATGACTTCCTTGCTGCGGAGCGGTTCAATGACCTGCTGTTCCGTTCTCTGATTTTCAGTGCGCCGCATTTCTTTGATGATTACCTGCAAGCCGTGGAGTTTGGTAGACCTCTGGACAAGAAGTTCTATCAGCCGCGCCGCCACTATCTCAGGCGGTATGTAGATGCGTACCAGGAAGTGTTGGAAGGTAAGCTGGACTTCCTCTCCATTTCCATGCCGAAGCGTGGCGGCAAGTCCCAGTTGGGTATCAATTTCACCAATATGCTGTCTGGTAAATTCCCTGACCGCTCTACCCTGATGGAGGGTACAGGTGATGACCTTGTTAAGTCCTTCTACCTGGGCTGTCTGGAATATTTGCAGACCCCTAACGAGTACCACTTCTATGACATTTTCCCGGAAAGCAAGCTGGTACAGACCAACGCGGACACGAAGATTATCAACCTGCTTCACAAGTCCCGTTTCCCTACCATTATGTGCCGTTCCATTGACGCACGTCAGGTAGGTCTGTCCGAAGCTACCAACCTTCTGTACCTGGATGACTGTGTTGAGGGACGTGAGGAAGCGAAGAACCGTAGTCGTTTGGATGACAAATGGGAAATCATCTCTGGTGATATTATCGGACGTGCCATTGAGGGTACGCCTATCGTTATCTGCGGTACACGCTATTCTCTGTATGACCCTATCGGTCACTTGCAGGAGGAAATGAAGAAGCAGGGTAAGCGTATGAAGGTCATTGAAACCCCTGCCCTTGACCCGGTGACTGATGAAAGTAACTTTGAGTACATCCGTGAGGGCAAGAGGGTATTTACCACTCAGTATTTCCGTGACCAGCGTGAGATGCTGTCTGCGGAACAGTGGGAGTCCGAGTTCCAGCAGCAACCGTTTGAAGCGAAGGGCGTTCTGTTCCCGGAAAAGAGTCTGAACCGCTATTTTGAACTGCCTGCTGACCGTGACCCTGACAGTATCATTGCAGTATGCGATACTGCGGATAAGGGTGAGGACTACTGCGCCATGCCGATTGCTGCCGTGTACGGCGATGAAGTCTACATCATTGACGTTGTGTTCGATGACTCCCCACCTGAAACCACGAAGCCTGAATGTGCGAAAGCCCTTATGGACAACAAGGTTGTAGCCTGCACTTTTGAGAGCAACAATGCGGGTTCTTACTTTGCCCGTGACGTGGCGAAGCTGCTTGAGGACAGGAAGTACACATGCAATATCCGCACGAAACGGACTATCAGCAATAAGCAGACCCGCATTGAGTTTGCGTCCGATACCATTCTCAAGAAGTTCTACTTTAAGGACGCGTCTTTGTATGCGCGGAACAGTCCGTATGCAGAGTTTATGAAGCAGGTGGTAACTTATACCCGAAGTGGTAAGGTTCCCCATGATGATGCTCCCGACTCTCTGTCCCTGCTGGAAAACGAACTGCGCGGTCTGGTGGGTGCGAAGGTGGAAGTGTTCAAAAGACCGTACTGATTTCATAAATTCTTCAATGCTTATTTGCCAACATATCTTGACAAAAGCATTGGAGAGTTGTATAATAACCATAGGTACAACTATGCCTAAATATACGTGAAAAGGAGGTTTTCTACGTGGCTATGGCACTACACGGTAGACGTGTTATCAAAAGTGATGAAACGGAAGTCACCATTGAGAACGTAGTGAGTATTCTACGTAAGGCACTTCCTTATCACTGGAAGAACCGTTCTGAAATTCAATACCTCTGGCATTACTTCAAGGGCAGACAGCCCGTCCTGAACAGGGAGAAGCAGGTAAGACCAGAGATTTGCAACATGATTGTGGAAAACCGGGCAAATGAGATTGTGTCTTTTAAGTCCGGGTATCTGATGGGTGAACCCTTGCAGTATGTATCCCGTGGAAACGGGGACAATCTGGCAGACAATATCAATCAGCTTAACGAGTTCGTCTTTGCGGAGGAAAAGCCTACGAAGGACAAGGAACTGGCTGACTGGTTCCATATCTGCGGTACTGCATACCGTATGGTTCTTCCTGATGAAGATGGTCTGGAAGATGACTCTCCCTTTGAGGTCTACACTCTTGACCCCCGCAATACCTTTGTGGTCTACAACAACGGTCTGGGCAACAAGCCTATTCTGGGCGTAAAGTACGTGACCGATGAAAACGGCGTGGTACATTACTCCTGCTACTCTCAGTATGAATACTTTGAGATTGTAGAGTCCAAAGTTGTAGCTGCTGCCCCTCACATTCTGGGGGACATTCCCATTATCGAATATCCGCTTAACCTTGCCCGTATCGGTGCATTTGAGTTGGTTATTCCCCTGCTGGATGCAATCAACACCACGGACAGTAACCGTCTGGACGGTGTAGAGCAGTTCATTCAGGCACTCATGCTTTTCCATAACGTAGACATTTCCAGCGAGGACTACAAAAAGCTGCGGGAGGAAGGTGCTATCAAGTTCCGGGACATTGACCCGCAGTTGAAAGCCGAAGTTTCCTACCTGGTAAGCAATTTGAGTCAGGGTGAAACGCAGACGTTGGTTGACCACATGTATCAGACAGTGTTGACTATCTGTGGTATGCCGAACCGCAACGGTGGTTCGTCTACCAGTGATACCGGGTCTGCGGTCATCATGCGCGATGGTTGGTCTGCTGCGGAAGCAAGAGCGAAGGATAGCGAGTTGATGTTCAAGAAGTCCGAAAGACGTTTCCTGAAACTGGTACTCAATATCTGCAAGACCCTGGTGGGTATGGATTTGAAGGTACACAACATTGAAATCCGTTTTACCCGCCGTAACTATGAAAACATCCTGCAAAAGGCGCAGGTGCTTGACCTGATGTTGAAGAATGATAAAATCCATCCGCGCCTTGCATTTGAACACTGCGGTTTGTTCGTTGACTCCGACCTGGCTTATACAGTGAGCGCAGAGTACGCGGAGGAACAGGAGAAGAAAGCGCAGGAGTTGTTTGAGAAGCAAAACGCTATGAAGAAGGGAGAGAATGAAGATGGCTCCAAAGATAACCCCGGAGATGGTAACCCAGATGGAAACCCTGCTGAAACACGGAAGCCGAGTGGAAGTTCTGATTGAGCAGGGCAAGGTAGCCATTGTTGAGGTCAGACGAAAACTGAAAATGAAGGAAGCCGGGACAGAGGTCAACGGTAAGTCCAATGGGACTGTGAGCGAGTAACATCGCCCATAGTCCCATTTTCTTTTGAGGAAAGACCGATGGAT